AGCCTGACCCGCTGGTGGATGTGCTTTTGGATATGGAATTGAGCGGCGACCTTGAAGAAGGCCAGCACGATGCAAAATGGTTACGCATTAAACTGGACGCGCTTGGCTTTGAGATAAGGGAGAAGAACGGTGACCAATGATAAAGACAGCGCAGTGCTTTTGCGTTGCCCCGTGCCTTGGTGCAACAGCGTCAATGTGTCCCCTAAGGTTTTTGAGGCAAAGCGTAAAAAACACTGGCTGCAATGTAATGACTGCGGATTTTCAACACCGCAAATGACATCACGCGCTAAGGCGGAAAACATTTGGAACACCCGCCAGCCCACACAGAGCGATACGCTGGCCCAACCCAAGAAACTAACAGTATCTGTGGTGAGCGCAGCCGACGGCAAAACAATGAACACGTTCAAGATCGACCCGACAGAGAAAACATATGTGCGGCCAGAGCATAGCCTTTTTGGATATGTGTTTGAGCCAGAGGAGGAGCAAAGCAAATGAACAATGACACACCACTATTCGTTATCATTGTCGGGCTGGCGATCCTTACCACCTACCTGATCGCGACCGCACCGAAGATAACCGAGCAAGAGCGCGAAGAGATGGAAGAGGAATGGTGGGGATGACATCAGATTTTGACATCCGCAGTTCCAAATATAACCTGAGCGCGATGGAGGCTGGTGACATTCGCACGTTCGATGCGCCTGAGGTGGCTGATAGAAAGCGTATCCGTCGCGCTGCGCACAACCAAAACAAGCGCACTGATCGGCGCTATGCAACAACAACCAAAGGTGACACTATCCGTGTCATGAGGATAATATGAGCAGCAGAAACCTACCGCATCACCTGTATGTCTATGTGGACAGCGCGTTCATCCGCAAGGACGGCAAGGGCTTCGAGCCTGCCGTATGGTTCGCCCTGAGATCCGAGCCTGACCGAGCGTGGGGTTGTCACCTCATGCTGGAATGCGGCGCGGTCTATCGGAACGTGCCGCCCCATGCACTAGCGTTCTCTGACAAACCAGATGTTTACTGGCCGTTGGAGAAGGCGCAGTGTTGGGATTGCTACGGCACGGAGTTTGATGTGATCCGCTATGAATATCTGGTAAACCTTGAGGCGCGTTACGACCGTAGCGATGACCGAGCGACCTGCCTGTTCACCGCCTGCCCGCACAGCGATGGGTTCAGCGCAGCGCCAGACCAGAGCAAGGAGTTCATGTTCATGCGAACGACGGGTGATCGGCTGCTGATTCGACCGACGAATATGGTTCTGTTCGAGGAGCGCAGCTTCACTGAGGACAGCGGCTGGCCGACCGACATTGCGACATCAACGCAGGTATGGCGGGCAGAGTGATAGAGTATCAGCTTCGGTCGTGTCGTTAAGGCACTTTGGAACCCTGCTGGCAGGCCGGGGCGAAGGCAGTCTGCCACATAAGGAAACACATGGTTCAGCTTAGAGACTATCAAGAATCAGCCGTTCAGGCTGTGCGCGACAGCTTTCGCAATGGGCACAAGAAAACCCTGCTCGTTTCCCCTACGGGATCGGGCAAGACGGTGATCTTCAGCTACATCGCGGCAGGCATGGCGAAGAACAACAAGCGCATCCTAATCGTGGCGCACAGGCGCGAGCTGCTCAAGCAAATCAGCGGCGCGCTGAAGAAGGTGGGCGTGCGCCATGCTGTCCTATCTGGTGGGACGCCGGGTATTCCTATTGCCAATGTTGTGGTGGCATCCGTGTTCACGCTGGTGCGGCGCATGAAGATGATGAAGCCGTTCGACCTGATCATTGGCGACGAGGCGCATCACTTCACCCCTGACAGCAGCTGGGGCAAGGTTGTTGCTGGCTTTCCTTCTGCCCGCGTGCTGGGCGTTACGGCTACGCCTGAGCGCCTTGACGGCAAAGGCATGGGCCAGATGTTCGATGACATGGTGATGGGCCCCACAGTCGCTGAGCTGACCGCTCAGGGCTTCCTATCGCACGCTGTAGTCTATGCACCAAGCGCTCCAGATCTGGGCTCTGTTGGCACGCGCATGGGCGATTACGTATCCAAGCAGCTCGAAGACGCGATGGACAAGCCAATCATCACGGGTAGCGCGGTCAAGCACTACGGCAAGTACGCCGATGGTAAGAAGGCAATCGCGTTCTGCGTCAGTGTCAAGCACGCCAAGGATGTGGCCGAAGACTTCCGCGTCTCTGGCTATGCAGCCAGCCACATAGATGGGGGCATGGACGATACTGAGCGCGACGGCATCCTGAAAGCATTCGAGGAAGACCGCGTTCAGATCCTGACGAGCTGCGATCTGGTGAGCGAGGGCTTCGATCTTCCGTCTGTTGAGGTCGCGATTCTGTTGCGCCCGACGAAATCCCTTGGCCTGTTCCTGCAGCAATGCGGTCGAGCGATCAGGCCGCACCCTGACAAAGAGAAGACGATCATCCTTGATCATGCCGGCAACACCGCAAGGCATGGGTTCCTTGACGATGAGCGGGACTGGAGCCTTGCTGATGGGTTCGTTGCGAATCGCGGCAAGAACGGGGAGAAGGTTGTGTCGGTGCGGACATGCACGGCCTGCTTTGCGGTTCACAAGCCGACACCAACCTGCCCCATGTGCGGCCATGTCTATCCTGTCACGGCCAGAAAAGTGAAGCATGTGGATGGTGATCTGGTGATGACCCGCCGAGATGGTGATCCTGAGACTGAAACCATTGAGGGCATGATGCAGAAGAAGTTCCGCGTCCTCACCAGCGTGGCCCGCAAGCGCGGCTACAATAACCCGACGCAGTGGGCATTCAATGTTATCTGCGGGCAAGAGGCATCACGCCTTGCCAAGAAGGTTGGTATGCGCGATGCACAGACAACCAATGGCTTGACGGCAGAAGAGAGGGCTTTGATATGGAAGATGACGATGGGAACGAAGCAGAGTTCCATTCGGTAGTTGTGCCGCTGTCGCTGATCCATGCGCTCACATTCGAGATGCTGCATGTGCTGGATCAATGGCATGAGGATCGGAAGATCGATGTGATTAATCACCGGCAATGCTTCGCCGCTATGATGGCGGCGACTGAGGCTGTGATGGAGCAGCTGGACAATGATGGGCAGGAAGTAACCCTGCAATGAAAAGTGAGGCTGTAATCCAGCAGGAGATCCGCCTTGCACTGGGCCAGAGGCAGGACATCATGATGTTCCGCATCAACGTCGGCAAGTTCCGACCGCTGGATGGCGGGGCCCGCGTCATTCAGTCTGCCCCTGAAGGCACGCCCGACCTGCTTGGGGTTATGTCACCGGGCCGAGCGTTCGCTATCGAGGTCAAGACTGACAAGGGAAAGCAACGCCTTGCGCAGGTGGCATGGCAGAGCGCGTGGGAAAAACGCGGCGGAATATACGTGTTAGCGCGATCTGTTGAAGATGTTTACAAAGGGCTTGACATAAATCCGTAGACAAGTGTATGCCTAATGTATGCCGACTAGATACGGCAGTAACCGGAGAAAATAAATGGCTATAATACAAGTGCGTGACCAGAAGCACTGGCACGAGTTGCGTTCCCAACACGTCGGTGGGAGCGATGTTGCTGCGTTGTTTGGGCTGTCGCCCTATTCGAGCCGCTGGCAACTGTGGATGGAGAAGGCTGGCAAGCTGCCGCCGGAGGACATCTCTGGCAATAAGGCTGTGCAAGCTGGCACGTTCCTTGAAAGCGGCATTGCAAACTGGGCCTCGCACCGTTGGTCAATGGATCTTGGGAAGGTCAGTGACTATTACACGGTCGATGACTGCCCCGGCATGGGAGCGTCGTTCGATTACATCACGGCAGGTTGCGCACCTGTGGAGATCAAGTGGTCTGCGCGTGGCTATGGCTGGCATTACAATGGCGAAGAGATTGACGAAGCGCCTGAGAACTATCTGCTTCAGGTGCAGCACCAGCTGGCCTGCACAACTTCGGATCACGCATGGCTTGTTGCCCTGATTGATGATGAGCCACGCCGCATGAAGATCCCGCGCAACGACAACATCATTGATGCAATCAAGCATGAGATTACAGCGTTCTGGCAGTCTATTGCTGAAGGCAAAGAGCCGGAGCCGGATTACGCGACTGACGTTGGAGCTATCACGAAGCTCATGGGGACGCTGCCTAAGAGCGATGTTGTTCTCGATGAGGCAGACGCACTGCTCTTCTTGGACTATAAGACTGCCAAGCAAGACGAGAAGGACGCTGCTGCCCGCGCCGACGAAGCCAAGGCGATGATTCTGATGAAAGCCCGTGCGAAGCTGGAGCTTATGAACACATCGCAGGACAAGGCTTCTGTCAAGTGCGGCGAACATAAGATGTCGATCAGCAACGTCGCGGATAATCCCGGTAAGGAAATCACGGCTGATATGGTTGGCACTGTGACTGGCAAGCGTTCCGGATACACTACAGTAAGGATTAGCTGATGAAGGATGTCGTTATGATACGGGTGGACAGGGGTCTGCTGGCAAAGTTGCGCGATGTCGCAGCCAAGCACCCGCTAAAGCCCACGCTTCGAGCTACTGTCGAGCGTGCTATCGAGTTGATGATTGAAGATCTTGAAGAGGAAATGAACAATGGCAACAAGTAATGAGATGGTTCCCGTGAAGCCGATAGATCGGTTCAAGCAGGAGCTGGCTATGCGTGAAGGGCATCTCCGCAGCCTTCTCCCGCAGGCGATGACCGTCGATAAGTTCCAAGGCATTGTGGTGGCAGCTGTCGCTGACAACATGGACTTGTTGGACTGTGACCGAGGATCGCTGTTGAAGGCGTGCCTGAGCGCAGCAGAGCTGGGTCTGTCGCTCAACAAGAGCATGGGTGAAGCCGACATCCTGAAGGTCTGGGATGGTCGCATGAAGAAGAATGTCGCGCAGTTCCGTCCACGTTATAAGGGATTGATGAAGCTGGCGCTGCAGGCT